ATAAAAAACGCCATTGGGTATACGGAAAATATTCTAACTTTGTCCACACCGTCATTATATTCTGCTTTTATTGCTGCATCGTCCTTCAGGGCCGTCTTAACTAAAGGGCATGACATGATACCTTGGTCATAACATTCTTTTATCCTCTCAATTTCGGAAACTATTATTGGAGTCATAGTATACTCTTTTATCCCTTCATTATCCGTAACAATTAGATAATCTATCTTCTTCCCTTTTAATCCAAATCCAGCTGAAGTGTCAGGATTCATCCTCTTAAAGAATCTCTTAGGAAATCCATTCTCTCTAACACCATTCAACGTTTGATAATCTGATAGGGGGTGTACCAAGGGCATTCCCTGTTGCTGCCATTCTTTTGCTATCGTCTCAATAGGAGCTAGATAATCCTCTATAGCTTCCCTTTCTTTATGAGGTTCTAAATATAGCATCCCGTGTATAGCTATTTGAAAGTACTCAGCATGGTTCCTATCGGAAGCGAATTTGGGTGGCCCGTATATGTTAGGTAGTCCATGTTTCTGGAACAAGTCACTTTGGTTGTGTATTCGGACATCGGATTTAGGCGTCACGCGATACTGCTTTGCACTACCATAGACGTTAACAATACACTCATTTCCTTTGGGAATATAATTTGTCACATCTCTTTCATGTGTTTGAGTATCTAATAACAGTTTCTCAACGCCGTCTGGACCCGTAGTCTTGACATCATTATACAAAGGAATTGTAAATTCTCTCTTCGTAATACATCCTTGGGTGACAACTTTTTGACTCATATGAGATTCAATTTGATCATATAAGACTGTGAAAGCACATCCAGTCTTTGTTAATCTATTACCACCTGTGTGAAAACCCAAAATGCAACCAGTCTTATCATCTACAATTACTGACATACAGTCTCCTGGCATGGTAGCAGAGCCAAATTTATGCATTGAACCTAACTGATCATATAAAAAGCCATTTTGCGCTTGACAAGTGGTATTCCACATAAGATCTCTCTCATCAAATTTACCATCAATATTGTACGTATACATTTTTGCTGAATGCTTTCCTTGCACATTCTCCGGGAACCATCGTCTACAATCACTAGTCGGTAAATAATTGCATAAGTTCAACAACACGAAATCTGTTTCACCGATTCTAACGAAACCATGCGCTCTAGTCTTAACAGTAACAGTATTAGAGCTGGTATATGTAACAGATAAATCAATTCTATCTATCTCAAATCCCTTATCCAGACACTGTTTCACAATGTGGTAGTTGATTAATATATGGGAACCAGAAAAATTCCAAAACCTAGTTTTCAGCTCGGACCCACCTAAATCAAACTTAATCAAGCCACATCTTTGTTTTATTAATCGTGTCTTATCTTCCGCCGACATTGATGCTAATTCCCTTGGTGTTTTTAATGGAACGGGC